CCCCAATCATACAATTTACCTTGCCAAAATGCGTTAATCGGATTCATGATATTTATTTTAAGTTTTTTACCTGATTTATTTATTTTTATCTGATTGGATTTACTTAATTACTTGCCCCAACAGTAATAGTGATATTCCTTGCTATTCCGTTTTCAACGTAGGATACAACTATTTGAAGGTTATTTGTAGCCTGCAAAGGTTGTGTAGGGTCAATCGTAACAACAGGAGTACCTGATATTGTTGGTGGAATCTGTCCGGTAATCATACTGGCCGTAATTCCGTCAACTCCGGCATCCTGTAAAGATTCAATCGAAGCGGCGGAAATTGTACCATCCTGGTTGTAAATAACTTCAGATTTTACGAGTGGTGTGTAAACCTGATTGAGTGTGTAAACTATCTTGTCTATAACCCTGTTATCATTTTCGTATGCGTAATCTGATGTTTGAACACAAAAACAATAGTTATCAGTCCACCATGTACCTACAAGATTTCCGGTGAAAACTTGAAAGAAGATGTATCGGAAAAGTTGTAGTTCAGTATTTAATGTAGAAGAGATTGCCGAAAGTAATTGTCCATTTCCAAAAGCCGGTATCGCATTTTCAACACCGTTGGATAGGTTAAATTGGTCAATCGCCTGGCTGTCATCTGCTGAAACACGAGAAGAAGATAGTGTACCCAACTTAGCACCAATATTTCCGATTGTTTGGCCGGAAACTGTATAAAGAAGTAATCCCTGCGCTCCACCGTCTTGGCTGATTACTACACTTACCTTGTTATACGATACTGTTTGACCGTTAAACAAAGTAGATAAATCAGCTACTGCCTTGATGTTTGGAGAATAGATAACCTCAAATGGGAATGTTTGATCAATCAATAAAGCTGCCGTTTGGATAGCCAAAGTATTCGCAGCCATGTTTGTTGAAATCGCTATCTTGTCGTAAACTCCTAATTGACGAATTAAATTACCGGATGCCGACTTTAAGGCAAGGATTTCGTTAAATGAAGATGTTGCTGAAATTACACCAACCCAAAGATTTCCAGTTGGATTCATTCGGAAATATTCAGAAATATGGTAAAACCAAATAGCGTATTGAGATGCTGTACCTGATACACCTAATGCTGGAGAAGCTACTACGGCAGCTCCTGTTGTTGTTATCGTTAATGGAGTTCCAGAATTTGGATAAACTCCAAGATTTTTTGGACAAGTTAACGTTAATGTTGCGGTTAGGAAAGATGCTGAAAATCCTGTAAGATACGTATTTGCATTTATTATCGCAGCCCAAGCTGCACCCTGTAATGCTATCGTTGTGTCTGAACTTCCTACAGTATAAAGTCCGGTATCTATTACTTGCGTTCCACCACCTAAAATTGGTATAACAAAAGTACCATCAAAAGTATCACCAGTATTTCCTTTTGTTGATATTACTGCGGTAAAAGTGGCAGCGGTATTATCTGTATTTGGTAATATTCCGGCAGAGGTTGCATCTGTTGCAGCGAACATCTGTTGAGCTTTTATTGTAACAGATGGGAAAAGTGGAGATGTTGCAGTTGCCCATTTTCCAGAAACGGATGGCGCAGTGCCATAAAACATAAGACCTGAATAATAATCAAATCCAGCAGCAGCCCTACCTGAATTTCCTTGCGCCCTATTTATTACTAAGCCCATGATTTAATAATGTTTAAAGTATCCCGTATTAATTTTTACTTGGTTTAGCTTTTTGATTTGTATATTAGTCAGCAGAGAGAAGAGCATTTAGCTTTTCAATCTTTTCGGCAGTCAATCCCTTAACAAAAGCGTAAGCATTTTTATCCAAACCTATCTGCTCTGCTATTAATGCTTTTTCTGCATCGGTAGAGTTAGCTATCTGAACTGCTGCTGATTGACCTTCGCGTTTTACAGTAGCAGATAAAACCTCTTCGCGCGTCATCTGCGCAACGATTTCAGTGTGTTTATTTCCTCCGTGTATCGCTTCGTTGATTGTAGGCTGAACGTTTAGGCGGCCAGGTATCGGACGAGAACCGATTTTTCTTCCAGAACCGTACAGTTTCCAAGAATCTTCGTCGTCTAAATCCTTCAAAGAAAGCGGAAGTAAATGGACGTTGAAATAATGATTTCCATTTTCGTCAAAGTAAACCATTTTGATATCCTCTTGACGAGAAACTGTTTTTTGCAGAGATTCCGAAATTGTAGGTTGGTAGCTCATATTTGTAAGTTTTTGGATTTGTTCTTGGCTTTGAACTTCCTCTTTTTTGATATTTGATTTAGTCTTAGCCACTTTGCACCTAAAAACCCCGCAATCTCGAAAGATGCGGGGAAAACACAAATGAAATTTTTTTAATCCTGTTCGTATGATGTGCATACCCATGCAGTACCTGTACATAAGAATCTTGCCACCCAATAATGGGATGCGGTAGGAGATATTTTAGTAGTTCCGGATGGCATCTTCCATTGGCTTGCAAGGCCAGAAAATCCTATAAATTGTACCCAACCAGATACCGCGCCGTTTGAGATGATAATATTCATCCTGCTTCCTGTATAAGACGCGCTTGTTTTGGATATAACCAAGCATGCAGAATCTTTCAGGGTGAAGAAATATGTTTTATCAAAGGCTACGCCGCCAAGTGCGCCCATCCCGCCAGGAATTATCTGTATCGTATCTGGTGTCGCTCCGAGTGTATCCGAAATATTTACCTGAGTTATGTTTAGACTGGCGAATCGCGTGTCTGTATTTGCTGCCAATCCATATAGCGGTGCGTTTGGATATTGCGCAAAGGCGGAAAAGCAAGAGATGGTTAAAAGAATAAGGAATTTGATTTTAAGTTTCATTTTTATGATTTTTAAGTTAGTTAAGAATTTAGTTTTACTTTTTACTTAGGATTGTTTACTGTGGATTAGTTACAGGCGGCAGGAAATTTGCTTTAGTAGCAGTTGTGTACATGAAAATCTCGCTTGGCCATCCGTAGTTCACATCCCATTTCATTTTCAGCAACATTCCCCATATTTCAGAGAACGTATTTCCTTCTTTTGGAGCAATTTTGATTTGCCAATCCGCCTCGGAGTTCATTCCAACCCAAAGGTTGGATTTTATAGGGTCTCCATCTGCGCGGCAGAACCATATTGTGTTATCCATCATACCGGCAAGGCGTTCAACCTTCCATCCACCCCACATCGGAGTGCCACCTTCATCAAGTGCCAATCCTTTGTAAGCGTTGTTACGCAAAGCCTGTGTGTAGATAAACCAAGTTGCTGCTGAAACGAGGAACTTCATCCTCTTGTATGATTCCTTATCTGTTATAAGGGCTTTTTCGATTGTAGTAGCCTGCAGAATCAAATCGTCTAAAATAGAAAAAATGATTGAAGCCGTAATCGTAACAGGAGAAATTGAGCTTAGGTTGATTGCTGGGTCATTTACTGCACGCTGCATAAATCCGTTGAAATATTGTAGTTGGTAATTTGCATCACCTTCAACGTAATGTCCTGCAAAAGCCAAAGAACCCTGCCACAATCCGGTTTCGATAGACTCGCCGCAACGATTGAGTTGCAACATTGTCATATAAGACTGGATTTCATCAGGTATTACTTCTTCCAGGATTGCATCTGCCAACTGCTTGCTGTACTGCGTAGCTTCCAAATCACGAGGGTTAACCTCAACGTAAGATTGGAAATTTCCAGGAATCAATGTACGAGAGTCAATCGTAAATCCTATTGCAGGATTGTTTGTTGGAATTGCCTGACTTGGGCTTAATGGATTAGTAAAATCAATACGGTCTATTGTTTTGATTTTCTTAATCCCTGTTTCTACGGCAACAATGGATTTCTCCATTGTGTCCATTGAGAACATGGCTTTTGTTATAAGATATGGAGCGTATTCTCCACTCCAAGTTGTATCCAATGATAAAAATGCCATAAAATAAATTTTAGTTATTTGCATCCAAAAACCCCGCATCTTGTTAGATTGCAGGGCTAAGTTTTTTTGTTTCCGGTGATTTATGTAGTTGCAGTTTCAGCTATTGCCTTAGCGCGATTTTCTTCCTGGATTTTTACTTTCTTTTGATTGTCATTGTACTTGTTCA